ACAAGTCGATTCGGAACTACAGTAACATCAACATCATCATTCTTCCGTAAGGAGTTTTTAGGAGGTATATATTCCTTTTTTGATCCAGCCACTACAGGTCCTACAACAAGATCTCTTCAACCAGTAATACCATCCCAATTGTATACTATATCTGGCAGTTTGGCAGATCAACTAACCACATACGGAAGCAATATTGTAGAAGTAATTAATGACACTCAAATTGTTATAGATAAGCCGGTTACTATTAAAGCAATACCATTAAACGCAATTAACAAAAACACAACAACAACTTTCACCTACAAAAAAATACAACCACAGTTTACAGCGAGTATAACCTATGGCGCAAGTCAGATGGCACATTCAACTAGTACTACAGTTACGCAGTCGTTTTTGGAGTTTACTTTTCAAGATTTAAAGCCAATTAGCGGAGACATTTATCGAATTAAGACTTTTGTAAAATTACAATCGCTTACGGGAGAATATAAACTACTTAACGATCAGATAATAACACCACCAGAGTATTTAGCGGACGCAACGTATCCAAACATAACTACATACGGTAAGAGCGAATCCGAATACCTCCTAATAGGACACTTTACTTCTGGATCATTAACCATTGGCGATACACCTATACCAGTTTCAATACTAGAAAATTATTGGGATACACTAACAGAAGATCCATTAGGTGGGTTTAACTCAGTAGCTTCTACTCAAGACAGCTCTGTACTCATAGAGTCAACCAAACTACAAGCAAACTATACACAATCTAGATGTTTTACTACCAAGACCTATCAGAACTATACTTTGGATCAAAGATATACTTTAGGTTTTTATTGTACACTAGATCCACACACAGAGTTGGAGGTTTATATGGGCAGCGATCCGCTTAATTTAAACATATCACCACCAGTAGTATTTACACGTGCATTTAATAAGTCACCAAACACAGAACGCACAAGGACTAGTGAAGCTCGTAATAGATTTGGAAAATATATAGGTAAAGTTGTAAATAACCAAAATATTAGAAAATACTATAGTAAACTGCTGTTTGATTTTGAAACTGATGGAAACGGCTTAGGACGACCAATTTTTAGATCTAGAGCAGTTGATGAAGCGTTAGGAACATCCGGAAGCGCCTATATATCGGAAATAAGTATTAAACCATTTCAACTCAACGGGTTTACACCACAGCTTGTACAATTTCCGGTACAACTAAATACAGAATTGGCGGATGCACTTGAGGTATCACAATCAATGAATATTAAAATAGAATACTTTGATTTTACAGGAAGACAATCGGAGTATGTTACATATTTAGATAATATTGTTGTTAATGTTAAAGCTGAAGTGGCAGGCATTGGATGTCAAACTGAAGTATTTCACAATGCAGGATTTTGGAGTGGGATAGATGAATTCAGAAATATTCCATCTGCCCTCGGCGACGGATACTATTAATATTTAATTTATGTTTTTTACAAAACCATTTGGATACTATTATAAGCATTTTCCATCAACGTCATATGCTAATACCCCATTGCAGAATGGAGCTTTTACTAACGATATATCATTTAACTGGACGTCTGGCGGAACTTTGGGCTGGTACCATAGTGAGTCTACGTACTCTCCTTTTCTACACATAATTAGGGTATCTCATTCTTTTTTTAATTTTCCAAAAGATGCAAGTCTTCTTGACTCATTCAGATCATTTAACACCACCGGTTCCGCGGTATCAGTGGGAGGAGTCCCAACTGCCAGTTATAGAGCCTTACCATGGGGCTCCGCAGCTAGCGACTTTCTTTGGAACATACAAACAGCCTACTGGAGTTTTAATGAGGCAACATTTGGTACGGGTAACACATCAAATGGCTACTGGTATGCGGCATTTACGTCGGAAAGTTTTTTAGAAAAATACTATCCAGCAGCATCTGGGTCTTTGGGATCTCAAAAATATAACATAACGAGTAGTTGGATTGCCTATGATAAGAAAATATATCCAAGAGCTGATGGAAATCGAAATTTTTCTCTATTCAGAAGTCCAATTCCACCACCCCCAAATGCATATGCAAACTACGTTGTAGTTGGTACACCAGAGACTCCAAACACAACACCACCAACCTTCAACTCAAAAGTTTACGCAACGATGAGCTATCAAATAGGTAGACCTTCTGGATCTTCTGGATTAGGAGCTTACATGGAGTCTAGCTCAATCGACTTACAACCATTTTACAGAGCTGGTGGTGCAGCAATCACAAGACAAGCAGTATCATCATCTCTTGTTACGGGATCATTATATTCAACCTCAACTTCTGGAGGAAACTTGGAGTTATTTAGAAGATCGCTAAAACATCGTCGTTTATTCTTTCCAACTAATGTGAGCGCTAGTGGTACTACTAAGAGTCAAGATTTTTGGCTAAAAACCTTTACTGGCTTTAGAGCAAATCAAGTTTTTACCGAGAATGGTGGAATTTATCAAGTAAATTTTACTCTAAAAAGAGACTTGACGGGAGATATGTATCCAGATACTGGATCCTTTTTGTCAGTATTTATAAGCGACTGTCAAACCCAAGCTCCTGTACCTGCTAATAGAGTAGCAGGACAGTCGGGATGGTATCCTCCCGAATCAAATGTAGTTAAAATATTCAACGGAACAGCTACTACACCCGTGATATCCTTTTACGATGCACAAACAGGGTACTTGCATGAAAAGTTCTCAATCACGCTAGTACAATATGGGTATCCAGCACAGTTGTGTTTCGAGGCTTCAGGATCGGCTATTAGTAACAAATACTTTGGTTGTATTATTGATGATGTTGAGTTTTGCAAGGTAGGAGTTACTACAGATCCAAACTTCATTAAACCAGAATCTGCAGGAGCTGGAGGGGGTGGATACCAACCAGCGGTGGCTTTCAAATAATCTACGGATAGGTATGATAAACAGTAGCACTATAAAAAATTGCACAATACCTTTTCCAGTAGTAGAAGGATTGACAAGCTATAATCCAAGTGTTTTAGGTAAGATAAAGATTAAAAATATCTACCACCAATGGACTGGGCAAAATATGCCAACAATAAAGCAGAACCATATTGACAATCCATACATGCTTCGTATTGGAAAACCGTCTGTTGACGAAACTTTAAAAAATGACCCTGCTTATTTTATACTCCACTACCTTTCCTACAACCAAGTTACTAAAGACGTAGAGCGAAGAGAGCTTATACCACTTCGTAATATGGAAAGGATTTATGTTGGCCAATCCTTAGATGAAGTTAAGTACAAAGATTATCGAGCGTTTGTAGATGGTAACATTATTGCTGACGATATAATCCTAAAGAAGTACGAAGCATTGGAAGACCAGCCACTAGGCAAACTGCTAGTACATCTAGTAGAAACTGTGGAAAAATTAAAAATAGAAGTAGCTCAACTCAAACGAAACACAAAAACAAGCACTATTTATAAGCAATGAACACTTTAGCTAACTATCTAGTCGAGCAAATACTTACCGAATTATCGCAAGGAGTAATTGTTATGCTTCCAGGCGGTTTTAAACCACCACATATAGGTCACATTGAACTAGCAAAGCGATATGCATCACAACCTAATGTATCCGAGGTTCGTATATTAATTGGACCAAAGGAACGCGATGGCATAACAATGCAACAATCCATGGAGATTTGGAAGTTGTTACTTGGAGGTGTATCAAACATTAAAGTGGAACAAGCACCAAACGACAATCCAATGCGAGCTGCTTACGAGTATATTGAAACAGCAGAGCCTGGAACTTATACATTAGGATCTAGCTCAAAAGGTAAGGATTACGATAGGGTTAAGATGTTTGTAGCAGGTCATGCTCCAGAAACAGGAAAATATCACAGACCTGAAGTTGGTGTTGTAGAACTACCAATTAATGTATCTCCTATATTATACAAAGGTCGTAAGGATAACTTAAATGGTCAAGGAATAAGCGCTAGTGTTTTGAGAGCCGACTTAGCTGCAAACAACTACGAAAACTTCAAAACAAACTATCCAGGAGTGAGTGACAACACTGTTAAGTCTATTTTTGATATTTTATCAAAAAAAAAAGTAGCCGAGAACCGTTCCCGATCTACATTAGATGAATTAGAGGTACCAAACGTACTACGCAATCAGTTTGAAAAATTAAAAAACAAATTTGGAGCTTTTTTAGATAAACTAAAACAAGAAAATCGAGAAACTAAACAAGCGTTTGCAAAGTTAGTTGATTCTGTTAAGTCAGGTAAACGCTTAACCGTGCAAGAGCGTCAACAGATCGGAGATCAAATGAAAGACGTTTTAAAATTAACAGGATATACAGCAGCAGCAGTTTTACCAGGAGGTGTAGTTTATATGCTATTAGCAAACATACCTGCTTTAAAAAAACATATGATACCATCCGCATTCTTAGCCGAAAGCAAAAAGCTCCTTAAAGAAGGAGGAGCAGCAGGACACATGGCTCATCCATACGAAGACTTGGATCTTACATTTGTCGACGCGCGTAATATGATTGACGCGGCTTTGAGTGGTAAAGTGGAGTTTGCTCAAGAGAAGTTGGATGGCCAAAATCTAATGGTCACTTACAAGGATGGCAAAGTAAGAGCAGCTCGCAACAAAGGACAACTCAAAAACTATGCCGAAAACTCAATCACTGCTGATCAGTTAGATCAGATGATGGTAGGAAAGGGGGCAGTTCAAACTGCGTTTGTTGAGGCTATGCGAGATATGGAGTCAGCAATTAACAAGTTGGATCCAACACAAAAAGAACAATTCTTTCAAAACGGAAAACGATTCATAAACTTTGAAGTACTGTTTCCTGGAACTACAAACGTAGTACCTTACGGAGCAACACAACTAAGACTCCACGGATTTAAAGAATATGATCAGGATGGTAATGTAGCGGATGAGGATTCAAAAGGAGCGGTACAGCTTCAGGCTGCTATTGATAAGGTTCAAGCCTCGGATCAAAAAACTTTTCAAATTCGCCATACAGATCCTATTACACTATCTAAGACAAAGGATTACAAAAAACAAAAAGAAGAGTTGCTTAAGCAATTAGAGACTATCCGTAAGACTTACAATCTCAAAGAGGGTGATAAGACATCTATGTACTTCCAAGCTTGGTGGAAAAATTATATCGAGCAAAAAGCTAAAGAGCTTGGATATGCTATAGATGATAACACACTACAACAGTTAATTAATCGTTGGGGATTTGGAAACAAAGAGGTTAATATCAAGAACATTCGCGGAATGATTAAAAACGCAGAGTTTTTAAGATGGGTAGATTACTTCGATAAGAATGGTGTCGCGGCTCAACAAAAAGAAGCAAAGCGACCATTAGAAAACTTGTTCCTTAAACTAGGAGTGTACGTTCTACAAAACATTCAACAACTAGTATCAATAAACCCTAATGATACTGTGCAGAAGATGCGTGACGAATTAGCATACACTATAAAGGGTATTCATGCAGCAGCGGCATCACCAGAAATGCAAGACGACGATAAGGGTTTGAAGTTTCTTAAACGAGAATTACAACGATTACAAGACTTAGGAGGCTTTAAGGCTATTGTTCCTTTGGAAGGAGTCGTGTTTAAGTACAACAAAAAAATATATAAACTAACTGGCGCATTCGCTCCAATCAACCAGATCATTGGATATCTAAAATTTCAACGATGAAAGATTTATACAAACAACTACAAGAGGCTGCAATCAAGCAAGCACTTCTCGAAAAGAAAGAAGCCATTGCGACTTCTGAACATACAAACATGACACTACACTATGATTCTGACTTTGTAGAAGTTGGGGAGGGAGGTAGTCCTGAGTTCAGTTTTAAAATCAGTGTATCGTCTACTGGAGGAAAGGAATACTATAGAGGTGTTGCTGATAGTGACGAGAGTGATAAGATTTCAGAAGCAGCACGACTAGAATTACGTAGAGCAATACGTAAATTTGACAAACACGTAGAATTAATTTTACAAAAATATAAGTTACAATCAAGATGAGTTTATTTGTTACAACGGGAAATTTTAAAAAAACCTACAAAGAGGGTGATGTATGGTCAGAGTCAGGAAAAACTTGGACAATTAAAAATGGCATTAAACGTACTTTTACTAAGATGGACGAAGCACGTAAGGACATGCTAACACCACTATGCTGTCCAAGATGTGGAAACGCTATGAAACATCACTTAGATGCAAAAATGTGGACAATTCACAAAACCTGCTTTCAGTGTGTAATCGACATGGAACACGAGATCATAAAGGCAGGAAAGTGGAAAGAATACGAAACAACTAAAATTACAGCAAACGCAAATGCATTTGTAAAAGATGTGGAGTCAGCATTAAAAGAGTATGTTGACGAATCTGTGACACAATCGCATGTTACTGAAAAAGGGATGGTAGAGCGGTGGAAGGACGCTGGTAGAGATTTTATCCAATCTGTTGTAGACGATGAACTTAATCAATTAAAAACTAAAGTCGAAGACTATAAGAGCAAGAGATGAGCATGACAGTACCTATTTTAGTAGCATTTATCACTGGTGTTATTGGACCAGTTATAGTCTTAATACTGAAAGATTATCAAGACAAAAGAAAAAAAGGAGATATGATGTTAGACACACTCCATGTGAGCGAGCGTGTAACTGCTAAACTTGATCACATTCGAGAACAAATTCATGCAGATCGAGTGTGGCTTATTCAATTTCACAATGGCGGTAATTTCTATCCAACTGGTAAAAGTATCGCTAAGTTTAGTATGACATATGAAGCTGTATCAAGTGGAACTACCTCAATGCAGAATAGCTTCCAAAATATTCCAGTAACGCTTTTTAGCAAGCCTATTAATTTTCTATTAGAAAACGATGAAATATTAATATCAGACTATAAAGACGAATCTATAGCAACCTACGGATTAAAGTATATTGCCGATGAGTATAATTGTAAGTCTAGCTACTTTTTTGCAATTAAAACTATGGACGACAAATTGGTAGGTGTAATAGGTATTGACTTTACAAAAAAGAAACTTAAACTAAACGAAGACCAATTAACAGAGCTGTCCAGAAATGCAGCTACTATTGGTGGTGTATTAGTACCAACGCCATAACAATATGAAAGAAGAGTCAGAAGGTTTATGGGCAAACATAAGAGCCAAGAGAGCTCGAGGTGAAAAACCAGCAAAAAAAGGCTCTGAGGCTTATAAAAAAACAGTAGCAGCAGCCAAGAAGATTAATGCCGAGGAGGGCGTTTACGAAGTGACTATCTGCGACGGTTGTGCATTAGCTTTGATGGAAGATATTAAGGCCGGAAACATAGAACTAAACGAAGCTGAATATCAAGGACGCACTGTTAAGTTGGGCAAACCAATGCAAGGTGATGTGAAGAAGTTTAAAGTATACGTCAAGAATCCTGCAGGAAACGTAGTTAAAGTAAACTTTGGACAAAAGGGAATGAGCATTAAAAAGAGTGATCCAGCTCGACGAAGATCATTTAGAGCTCGACATAATTGCGATAACCCAGGACCAAGAACAAAAGCAAGATACTGGTCATGTAGAAAGTGGTGATATGTAGAATCAACAAACCGTCTCAACAACTGGTTAAAAGAGAGTATCAAAAAAGGAAGCATCTAATGCCATATTCAGTAAAAAAACAAGGAGATCAGTACTGTGTGTATAAAAAGGATACAGGAAAGAAAGTAGGATGTACAGACGGAAACAAAGAGGCGCTGAGAAAGTACTTAGGTGCACTCCACTCTAATGAAACAGTTTATGAATTAAAGATGTCTTCATACGGAGTAAAGGAAATATTGCATGCTGTACTTAATAATATTCACTTACTTCCAAAACTAGGCTTTCAAACCTTTAAGCAAGTTATAAGATATATAAAATTTGGAGATATAGAAGAACAAAATGAATTAGAGAGAAGATTAAAAAGTCTAGGAGTTAATGTTGTGTACGAGTCTAAGCAGACAAAGACAAATAAAAAGAAAATTAAATAGTATTAATCAGAGTAATTAACATGGATAGTGATAGTCAAAAAAAACAAGAAGAAGGAGATCCTTCCAAGCCTGACCCTGATCTTAGCAACATTTTTCAACCCACTTGGATTCGACGCGCTTTTCAAGATGGTAATGGACTGGACAGGTTCTTATTGGATTACGGATTTAATTTTTTACTGCGCTTCGGCGTTCTTCTTCATATTGTACTATTTATTAAAGAAACGCTCTAACAATGAAGCTTATTAATCTTATACCCCTACGGGAAGTAGATCAAGCTAGCAATCCTGAATTGATCGCTGTACCATTCTTCCGTGAATTTCAAACAAAGCATGGCTACAAACCTCTATTTAAGTTTCTTGGCACAAAAAATGAAGAACACATTTTCATAGCCGATCTTGAGGATCTTGGTGCGTTAGAGCTAATATTCACCGATGCGCAGATCATGGCCAAAGTAACGGAGAAAGAGGCTGTGTTTGGCCTGATCTACACTTCGACCGGACTTGAAAAGACAGATGCTGCTGTTTGCAAAATGAAGATGAAAGATGGCGCAGTTGAAGTAGTGTACTTTGATCCAAAAGATAAAAAAACTTTTGATGCTAAAACTACTAAATTTCTTGGACTAATTGACAACAATGAATAAGAATTTAGAAAAATTAATATCATATTTACTGCACTCAAGAACTCAAGTGCATGTATTTCACCTACAAACAAGGTCGTATGCAGAGCATATAGCTTATAGCGTGTATTACAATAATATTGTAGATTTAATTGATAAACTAGTAGAAGCATACCAAGGAAAATACGACATTATATCATCTTATGAGTGTCCAGGACTTCAGACATACAAAAGTGGAGATCAAGTTGTTACTTATTTGAAGGCGTTAGGCAAGAAAGTTGAAGAAGTACACTCTACTGTCAAGGATACGTATATCCAAAATCAATTAGATACAATCAACGAGTTAATTAACTCAACAATATATAAACTAAGATTTTTAAAATAATGAAGAAAACTAAGTTGACTAAAGAAAGAGCATTGCGAGAAGCAGTTCGCATTCTTGTAAGAAAGATGATCAAAGAAGCTGAAGAGGATGCTGTGGACGCAGCTACGCCTAATACCGCTGCAACACCAGAACCACCAAAAGAAGAACCAAAACAGAAACCAGCACAACCAGAGCCAGCTCCCGAAGAGGAAGAGGGTCTGAATCCGGACTTTCAAGCGGCAACAGATATGTTTATCCGCAAGTTGACTCAATCCACTGGAACACCAAGTACAGATGACTTGGTTGATATAATATCACAAATAGTAGAGCGTTTTACTACTACAAGTGAAGAGAGATTGAATCTATTAAAAGGAATCCGAAATAATACAGTCAACTAATGAAAACTTCACACATCATAAAAAAACTAAAGGAAGACACTGCATATCAGGAGTTTTTCCAAAAAACAATGAAAAAATTTGATATTTCTTCTCCTGCAGATCTTAAAGATCCAGTTAGAAAGAAAGAGTTTTTCAACTACGTAGACAAAAACTACTCAGCTAAAACTGAAGCACTTTCTATGGGACATGGTGGTACTTCCTACTTTCCAATACACAGTGCTGATAGCGCAGAAGTAAAAAAAGCTAAACAAGCGTTGGCTGACTGGTTTAAGAATATAAGAAAAAACGTACCTGGAATATTTCCGCAAGTGTTAGATGATTTGTCGGATCTTATAGACGACTATGCGCTGGCGTACGCTCAAGATGAAATCGAAGCTGCTGAAAAAGTAATGTCACGCAACCTCGGTAATGAGATGAATAAGCGAAGTATAAACATTAAGTAATTATATGAAAATAGAGGTTACAAAAACAAATTTAATATTAGCTGCAATAGCGATCATATTGATTGGTTACATTTTAATTACACGCAACTTTTCTAAAACAGTAGTAGACAATTCAGCTTACATTCATAAAATTGACAGTCTGAATAGCGTGATAATCGATTATAAAACCAAACAGCTTGATCTAGATAAAAAGATTGCAAACTATGAGCTGGACATTAGAAGACTGGATTTGCAAATAGATTCAGCAGAAAATAAAATAATCGAAATCAGAAACTATTATGACAAGAAAATTAAAAATGCTGGTCGTTACTCTGCTAGTGAGCTTGACGACTTTTTCTCAAAACGCTACAAATAACGAACCACAAGTTTGCATGCCCATCAGCAAGGCTCGCAAAGTGGCTCAGGATTTAATTCGATTAGACTCACTCGTGGCTGAGCACAATAAAACTCTATTTGTGCTGGAAAGAACACAAACAAAGCTAACAATAAAGGATAGCATTATAAATTCAAACGAAGAAAAAATAACAACCTATCTTAAAGAAATTGGTACTCACGAGGAGAAGTATAAAACAGCTTCTACTAGAGTTTTGGAATTACAAAACGACGTAAACACTTTGCAAAAGAAGAATGAAAATTTGCAAGGTTGGGTTAAAGGCTTAGGAGGTGGTTTAATTGCAACAATGACAACGCTGATAACGGTAATCCTTGTCAAATAATATGTCGGATCAACAAAAAACGCTAAAGGAGATAATCAAAGAGGAGTACATAAAGTGTGCTCGCTCTGCATCTTACTTTATGAAAAAGTATTGTGTGATCCAGCACCCCACTCGAGGTAAAATTCTATTCCACCTATATCCGTATCAGGAAGGAGCATTACAAGACTTTCAAGAAAATGATAGAACAATTATATTAAAGTCTAGGCAGCTTGGTATTTCAACACTGATTGCCGGTTATGCACTTTGGATGATTTTATTTCAAAATGACAAAAACGTACTTGTAGTTGCAATTGACCAAAATACATCTAAAAACCTCGTAACAAAGGTGCGAGTAATGTTCGACAACTTACCTAGCTGGTTAAAGTTGAAGGCGGTTGAGAGTAACAAACTCTCAATGAGGTTGTCAAATGGATCACAAATCAAAGCCGTATCTAGTACTGGAACGTCGGGTCGATCTGAAGCGTTATCGCTTGTGATCATAGATGAGGCAGCTTTCGTTGATGGTGCAGAGGAGCTCTGGGCTTCACTACAGCAAACGCTATCAACGGGTGGTCAAGGTGTATTACTATCAACTCCAAATGGAACTGGTAACTTTTTTCACAAAATGTGGGCAAAAGCTGAGGCTGGAGATAACAAATTTAAAACATTAAGACTACCATGGACCGTCCATCCGGAAAGAGATCAAGCATGGCGAGATAGGCAAGAGGCAGAGTTAGGAGCAAGATTAGCAGCACAGGAGTGTGACTGTGATTTTAGTACTTCTGGAAATACAGTCGTTTCTCCAGACTTAATAACTCACTACACGAATACCTTTGCAAAAGAGCCTATTGAAAAAAGAGGATTTGATGGTAATTTATGGGTGTGGGAGGTTCCTGACTACACTAGAAGCTATTTGGTAGCAGCTGACGTTGCAAGAGGTGATGGATCGGATTACTCTGCATTCCATGTGATTGATATAGAATCATGCACTCAAGTTGCCGAATACAAAGGTCAGATATCGACCAAAGACTTTGGTAATATGCTAGTTGCTGTTGGAACGGAGTACAACGACGCTTTGCTAGTAGTTGAAAATGCGAACGTAGGTTGGGCAACACTACAACAGATCATAGAACGTGGATATAAAAACCTATATTATACACCAAAAGATAGTGGATTAGATTCAGATAAGTTTCTTATAAAGGGATATGATCTAACAGACAAAAAAGATATGGTTGCTGGTTTCACCAACTCACATAAAGTAAGACCTTTGACAATATCTAAGATGGAGTTGTATATTCGAGAGAATAGTTGTATAATAAGAAGTAAGCGTTTATTAGACGAATTATTTGTATTTATATACAAAGCCGGTAGACCAGAAGCTGCCTCCGGCTACAATGATGACTTGGTTATGAGTTTCTGCCAAGGATTGTGGGTTCGAGACACGGCTTTAAGATTAAAGCAGGCAGGAATTGAGCTAAACCGAATGGCAGTAAACAACATAAAATCTACAGTATCAATATACAAGCCTACTTTTGGTAATCGTAGCTACAAAGTAAGAACTGCACAAGGCAATGATGAGGACATTAACTGGTTGTTATGACTATTTATTTAAAAAAGACATTGAATGGCTGAAAATCAACAATCACAGTCAATATTTGGCAGACTAAGACGTCTATTTAGTACTGATGTAATTATTCGAAATGTAGGAGGTAACCAGCTTAAGGTTATCGACACAAATAAAATACAATCAGACGGCAACTTAAAAACTAACAGAAGAGTTGACCGATACTCCAGATTACATTCAACAATGCCGGGTAGCATGTCAATGCATGCCGGTCAACTGCAACTCTACACTCGACTAGAGCTGTTCCGTGACTATGAATCAATGGACACAGATAGCATCATTGCATCTGCTCTTGATATATACGCTGACGAATGTACAGCTAAAAATGAGTTTGGAGATGTATTAACGGTACAATCTTCAAATGAAAAAGTACAAAGAGTATTACACAACTTATTCTATGACATCCT